CGAAAGCCGAGGGCGCTTGCTCGGTCTGGTGAGAGCACGCCGCCTGCTCCCATCGGCGCACCACCACCCACCGCACGCGGCACCGGCAGCACGCTCAACTTGCCGTCGGCGTCGCGCTGAATGATGGTGCCAGGCGGGGCGCCAAGCTGGCGCACCTCGGCGGGCGTGAGGGTGGTCGAGCCCGCCTTGGTCGGCGTCGTGATCTCGCCAGTCAGCCGATTGATTATCGAACCTCCTACGTTACTCCCAAGAGTGCCCTCGGTTGCAAGCTTCGCAAGCTCCGGCGCCATCTCGGCCGCATCCCGCCCCGCCTGGGAGCCGTAGAGCTTTGCTAGGGCGTCCCGCGGGTCTTGGCGGTACCGCGAGGTCAGCTCGCCGCCCTCGCCGCCAGGGAGGCTCTCAAGTCGCCCGGCAGATCCACCAAAGAGTCGCCCCACTACCTGCGGCATCAGCGCCTCGGCGGCAGAGGTGCGGCGTGCGAGCTCGCCCCGCGCGCGCTGCTGGGCGCGGGCCTGCGTCACGGCGCCGTACTGCTCTGCCGAACTTGCCGGGTCCATCATGCTGCGCCCCATGGCGCCGATAGCCTGGCGTCGCGCGTTAGCGCGCTCCTCTGGGGTCATGCTCTCAAGGTCTTCGCCCAGCAAGCCGCCGATGTAGCGGTCGAAGCCGCTACCGAGGCGCTGAAGGAGCCCGCTTTTTGGTTTGTCAGCCATACATCACCTCAGTCGAAGAGCAGGCCGCGCATCTTGCGGCCGCCGTAAGAAGAATAAAGGTCGCCATACATCCGGCGCGGGTCCATGCCGGACGGCATTTGAGGCTTGAGCTTGGCGAATGACGAAAGATCCTCCTCCTCGCCCTGCGGCATTGACGCAAGACGCATCCCGGCCTTTTTGAGCTTGCCGGCCTTGCCGTAGGCGTCGCCGTAGCGCTTGGCCGCGGCTGAGTCCAGATCGCCGCCGCCGCCCATGCCTGCAAGTTTTGTCAGGAAATCCAGATCCATGTCACACGCTCCTGCGGCGCTTGGCGCCGACTTTCTTGTCCAATTCCTTCACGGCCTCGGTGAGCAGGCCAACTACTTGGGGCAGCCCGTACTGCCGCATCCCGTCCGACTCGCGCCGAGAGACGGCCTCCGGCATGGCGCGCTCCACCGACTGCGCGGACATCCCTATATCATCCATGCCGCCGCTGTCGTCGCCCTCGTTCTCGCCGTAGCCGTCCTCCCACTGGAACTCAATGCCCTTGAGCCGGTTTACTCGGTCGAGCGGGTTGCGGATTTTCTTGATGTCGCGCTTCATGCGCTCATCAGATGCCACCGCCGCCACCTGCCCAGCCATGTTGAAGTACGACGGCCGCCCGGTCACGGTACTGGTGCTGGTCGTGTTCATCGGAGACGCCGACACCGCACCCTGCCGAATCGCAAGTTGCTGGAGCGGGTACTGCTGCCGCCGGAAGTCCTCCTCGCGCTGCGCGTTGAGGAAGTTTTGGTAGAGCTGCTGCTGCTGCGTGCCGAGGCCCATCATCGCCCGCCCCGCCCCGTAGCGGTTCTCGAGCGCCGTCTGGCCGTAGCCCGCTAGGTCGCTCCCGGCGCGACGCCGGAAATCTGCACCCTGCAAGCCGGCGTCCTGGTTCGCGCGCGCGGCCTCAATCTGCCGCTGCTCGTTGAACTGCTCCGCGCTCATCCCCAGGCGCTGCGCGTCGAGATCTGCCTGCTGGTTGCGACCAGCGGCGTCCATCGCGGCGCGCTGGTTTGCCTCCTCTGCAGACAGGCCCATCCGCATGTACTCCTGCGTGGCCTGCTGGTTCGCGCGACCGGCCTCGAGCCCCGCCTGCACATTTGCCGTATCTCCCGTCAGCCCAAGCCGGGCGAGCTCAATGTCGCGCTGCTGGTTCGTGATCTCCCCGCGCAGCGCGAGCTCCATCACATTCTGCGCCGTAGACTGGTTGCTGATTCCGGCCTGCTGCTGGCGAGCAACATCTGCCTCGCGCTGCGCCGACGCCTCACTAAAGCCCCGCGCGCGCTGCTCGGCCACATAGCGGTTGCGCTCACGGGCGGCTTCACCCGCGGCGATGCCCTCCTCGATCGCGGCGCGCGAGCCGCCAAAGGCACGGGCAGAGGTGGCGCGAAAGGCGCGACCGCCGCGTGCCTGTTCCTCGGCGCGCGAGATATCCCCAAGCCCGGCATCGATGACCTGGCGCTCGTAGGGGTTCATGTACTCCCCGATATCACGCCCCAGCACCGACGCGCCCTGCACCATCGGCGCCGCGCCCGGTGCCCTGACATCGCGCGCACCAAAGGTGGTCCCGACGCGGCCGGCAGAGATGCGCTCCGGGCCGCGCCCAAGGGCCGCACCGACGCGCTCCGCCCCGATGTCGCGCGCGCCGAACTGTGTGCCAGTACGACCAGCCGAAACACGCTCGGGCTGGTAGCCCATGAGCGCCTGCGCGTTGCGCGCGGCCTGCTCTACCTCTGGGACAAAGCCGCCCTCGCGCGCAATGCGGCGCGTCGCGGCCTCGCCTTCCATGTAGTCTCGCGTGAACGGCGCGACCATCATCCCGCGGTACGGCTCATAAGGAATGGCCGAGACATCCTCGGCGAACTGTAGGTTGCTGAGTACGCGGTTATAGATCCGAGGGTCAATCTCGGACTTCTGGACATCTTTCTTCTTGGACTCGAATATCTTGCTCACAGTCTTTTCTCCAGCACCACGGCGGTGCGACGGTATCCTTCAAGCGCTCGCTCCCAACCGGGGCGGCCCATAATCAACATCGTGTCGCAGCCAATGCTACGAGCCCATGTCTCTATCATCGGCCGCAGCTCATCGTCAATCTCGCGCAGGTCGCCCGCGCCGATGATGACCGTGCACTGCTTAATCAGGGGGAAGATATCGATGGTCGTGATGCACAACGATTCCTCCGCTGCCCAGAGCTGGTACACGCCATCGCGCACCCCCTTGAGCACATCCTCGTACCCCATCTGGCCGTAGCCCTCGGCGAGCGCGCGCTCAATGAGCCCGCGGAACTTGGGGTGGACGATTGGCAGAATCTCCTCGCCGATCATCGCTCTCCCCCCGCGACGGCATCAAGCCGCATTACACCGACGCGCCAGTCCGTGCTTGGAGAGGCGCCCGTGATCTGCATCTCGACCTGGCGCCCGGTGAAGCGCACCGGGGTGTATATAGAGTCGATGGTGTAGCTCTTGGTCGTCTCTGAGCCGTTCGGCGCAAACTTGGTGATAAAAGCCAGCGACACCGACCCCATCGCGTTCTCGTCTGCGATAACCTGCCGCGCCACCATCAACCGCTCGCCGCCGCCCAGCTCAATGGCGCCAGAGCGCGCGAACGGCGCCGTGCCGTCGTAGGTGACGCCGACCTCGTGCTCGTAGACATAGCCGTCGCTTGAGACCATCAGCGGGTAGCTAAACACGCCACGGTCGGTGCCGGCGGTTCGGTTGAGGTCTCCAATCGCCCAGTGCCCCTCGCGGTAATTGTACGATACATACGAGTCGCACTCGCTGTTTGAGGCGCTCGGGTAGAGCCACCAGATCTCGCCGAATTGATTGTTGGCGACGGCGTACACCTTCGAGCGCTGCGTCTGCGAGAGGTTGTTCACTACATAGTCGAGCACCTCGCACTGGAGCGGGCTCACGAATCCGTCGTACTTGAAGAACCCCGAGGGGCTCCACCAGTACGCAACCGACTCCACCGCCGCCACCGCTTGCGCGCTGATTACGCCGCAGCCGGTCGCAATCCTCTCAAAGCCATAAACATACGGAGGCCCCTGGTACTGGGCGGTGTGAACGTCGACATCCGTGAAGATCAGGTTCACGCCGCGCAGTCGCTTGCCGGTCACGATGGAGCCGACCGTCTCGAGCTCAATATCGCCCGCCTGGTTCGTGATCGAGGGCGTCCAGGTCGTGTTGTCCTCTTGGTCGGACCACGCCACCTTGCGCGCGTTGCCGCCGGCGCCGAGTGCGAACACAAACCGCTCGGCCGTCACGAGCACGGCCTTGTTGCTGACCGGGGCGTTCGTAAGCGCCACGCCGTCGTTCGCGGTGTTGAGGTCCCACTCGTAGATCTTGCCGTCGGCGTTGCTGCACGCCAGAAGGTACTCGCCCCAGTTGTCGAGCGTCCAGGTCGTCGCGGGCGTCGTCGTGCCCGTGTCCGGGCGCGGGGTGCCATAGCTGAAGAGCCCGTAGGGGCCGCCGCCATAGCCGAGGTTCAGCACCGCGTCGGCGTTGCCGGTCGTGAAGCTCGCAGGGGTGATGTCGGTGATGGTCCCGGCCTCGTTCATGGCGAAGAGCTTCGTGTGCGTGCCTATGCCGATCCAGCGCGCGTTGGCGTTCGTGCGCCACGCCAGAAGCCCACGGCACTTGCCCGTGACCTGCCCAGAGGCGCGCTTACGCCAGCCGCCCACCGGGCGCATGGTGTTCTCGTACCAGCGCACAAGGCTAGCGTCGCGCCAGCGCCCGCGGCTCTGGTACTCGGTGCCGTTGCGGTACACGCCCGGTTGGATGTTCAGCGGAATAAGTGCCACATATTCTCCGGCATCACATATTTAAAATGTAAACCAGCCCACCGATGACGCTAAAAGCAAAGGTTATTAAAACAGCCGTCATCAGGGTCAATACTAATTCTTCTCTTTCTTGCTTGGCCCTTTTTGCGGCCTTCGCACTCTGAGCAGCA